CAAACAGGTAAAAGAGACGGCTCTAAAATTAGATTACCAAACGGTAACTATTTAGAAGAGACTGCTTATTACTATGTAATGGTAGAAAACAAACAAGGTGGATATAGTCCTGCTTTAATTACTATGAAATCAACACAGTTGAGCGTCAGTAAGAAATGGAATTCAATGATGAAGTCTGTTCAGATTGACGATGGTAAGGGCGGATTTGCTGTACCACCTATGCATGGGGTAGTCTACAATCTTCAATCAAATCTACAAAAGAACGATAAAGGTTCTTGGTATGGTTGGGTTGTAACTATGGACAGAATAATGGGACAAAAAGATAAGACTTTGTATTTAGATGCAAAAGGCTTTTCAGGTAATGTCTCAAAAGGTAACGTGCAAACAAAAGCAGATGTGGAAGAGACATCTCAAACTAAAACACCGTTTTAGTTTTTTAAAAAATTCTATCCAGTGCAACTTTCTGGTGGAATAAAAACAAGGGTGGGTTTCTCCTTTTTGATTTAAGTTACCACCCTTGTTTAAAATAGAGTGAAGGTGATTTTTTTTGTTATGTTGTTGGTCATCTTCACTCTTACAAAAGAATAAGAAATGATAATGAAAAATGAAAAATTTAAAAATATATTTGAAGGTTTAAAAATTGCCTATGGACAATATCAAAAAGGCGAAAGAGGAGAAAATGGTAAACAAAAAGGAAAAGCATTTATTGTTAGGAAAAAAATTACGGACGATTTGTGGCAAAATCATGTTGAAGGTAAAGGCGCTGCACTTGGAATTATTCCAATTACCGAGTCCAATACTTGTAAGTGGGGCTGCATTGATATTGATGAATATAATCTCTCTCATAATGATCTTATATCTAGGATCCGAAGTTTAAAATTACCTCTTATTGTTTGTAGAAGTAAATCGGGGGGAGCCCATGTATTTTTATTTACAAAAGAATTTATATCTGCTGCACTCATGCAGCAAACTCTCAAACGAATCTCAAAAGTTTTAGGATATGAAGGTTGTGAAATCTTTCCTAAACAAACAGAAATACTTGTGGAACGTGGGGACACAGGTAATTTTTTAAACTTACCCTACTATAATGGAACGAAAGGATTACGATATGCTATCAACGATAGTGGCTCCTCTTGTACACTTGAGGAATTTTATAAGCTCTATGATGTTTATGCGTGCACAGAAACGCAAGTCAAAGAAATTAAGTTCGAAGAAAAAAAGATAGAAGAGGCTTTTCCTGCGGGACCACCTTGCTTAAATAAACTGGCATCAGTTGGTTTTGGTGAGGGGTCTAGGAACAATGCATTATTTAACATAGCTGTTTATTATAAACAATCACACCCAGATAGTTGGGAAGATAAAATTGTAGAAGCTAATTCAAAATATATGGACCCAAAGTTAAGTAACAGTGAGGTTCAACAATTAATTAAATCTGTAAATAGAAAAGGTTATGACAAATATAGATGTAAAGACGCACCAATTAACGCGGTCTGTCAATCAGGTTTGTGTAGAACAAAACGTTTTGGTGTGGGGTATGGTGAAGAAGAGATGCCTGTGTTAGGTAATCTAACTAAATATAAATCAAATCCACCACAATGGTTTTTAGATGTCAGTGGAACGCGGATCGAATTAACCTCTGAACAATTATATAGTCCACCTTTATTTGCACTAGCATGTTTAGATCAAGCTAATCTAGTTGTGCCTGTTCCAAAATCAAGAGATTGGAAACAATATTTTTTAAAACCAATGATGCAAAATTTACAAGAAGTAGAACCTTTGGAGTCTTTAAATCCAATAAATCAAATTACAGGACTACTACAAGACTGGACTACCAATAGACAATCAGCAAGAACAATGGATGATATATTTAATAAACTTCCGTTCACAGATGAAGACAAAGAATTTACATACTTTAGAATGGATGACTTTTATGCGTTCTGTAAAAAAAATAATTGGGATCAAGACAAAACTAAAACAGGTAATTTAATTAAAAGATTAGAAAATGTTTTTGTGGAAGAAGTAAGAATAGCAATCAAAAAACAATATCCAAGACTTATAAAAATTAAAACTATGAAAAAAGTAGATACAACAATTTCTAAAGTTCAATATCACCAGGAGGCTTTTTAATGAAGACAATTATATTAGGACCACCTGGCACAGGAAAAACAACAACGTTATTAAATTTGGTTGATCAGTTTATTCAACAGGGTATTAGACCAAAACAAATAGGATATTTTTCTTTTACTAGAAAAGCTGCAAGAGAGGCTGCAAACAGAGCAGCTGAAAAATTTGGTCTTGATGCAGAGAATGATTTAGAAAACTTTAGAACATTACATTCTTTTGCTTTTAAACGTTTGGCTATGACAAAAGAAAAAATGATGACGTCTGAAGATTATAAAGAGTTTGGTAAATTAGTTGGTGTACCTATTAAAACAGCAAGACATTCTGAAGATGATGGCACATTTAATTCTGATAATGAATACTTAACTATTATGAATACAGCCAGAGTTAAACGAATGGATCTATTAGAATACTATGACTCTAGACAAAATATATTAGATATAGAAAGAGATACACTTTATTTATTATCTGAAGAATTAAAGAGATATAAAAAAGAAAAAGGTTTAAAAGATTTTACAGACTTATTAGAAAATTTTATTGAACAAGAAAACAAACCTAGCTTTGAAGCTTTGTTTATAGATGAAGCACAAGATTTATCTTTGATACAGTGGGAGATGGTTAGATCTATGTGGGCTAATGCAAAAAAAACTTATATTGCAGGAGACGATGACCAAGCAATATTTAAGTGGGCTGGAGCTGACGTTGATCATTTCATAGCTTTAAAAGAAGAAGTAAACGATATTAAAGTATTAGATCAATCTTATCGTATACCTGGTGGACCTATACATGAATTATCACAAAAAATAATTACTAAAGTACAGAATAGATTTAATAAAGATTACAAACCAAGAACAGAACATGGAATACTACGTAGATATTCTGATGTAACTCAAGTTGATATGTCAAAAGGTAATTGGTTAGTACTATCATCAGCTAACCATTTTCTTGATGATGTAAAAGATTTATGTGAATTACAAGGTTGGTATTATCAACATCGAGGTTGTAATTCTGTGCCATTAAAACTTCTTATGGCTTTAAATAATTGGGAACATTGGCGTAAAGGAGATTTATTAGGTCACATAGAAATAAAAAATATATATGAATATCTTGGATCAAATGTATTACCTGGTTTTAAAACAGGTAAACTTTTACATTCTGAAGATAAATATACGTTAAAAGAATGCATGGAAAAATATGGCTTACTCACAGATAAAGTTTGGTATGAATCTTTTGATGGTTTAGATACCATCACAGAGAACTACATTCGTAACATGAGGGCGAATGGAGAAAAAATAAATAAAAATCCTCGTATAATAATGTCAACAATACATGGAGCAAAAGGAGGTGAAGCCGATAAAGTCTTGCTTATGCAAGATTTAACCAATGCAGCACTAGAAACTTTTAGTCATGACCCAGATGAATTACATAGATTATTCTACACTGGAGCGACGAGAGCGAAGCGTGAATTGCATGTGTTAGATCCAAAGAACTTTGATCGAGCTTATATATTATGAGGATAGAAGATATTTGTTATTTGTCAGGATTGTTTGATGCAGATGGATGTGCATCCAGTCATGTCGCAAGAAAAAAAGAATCTAATTACACAATTAAAGTTCATACCTGTGAAATATCGATGACCAATAAAGAGGTTATTTATTGGGTTAAAAATGTATTAGGTTTTGGGAATATTCATTACAAAAAGAAAGTAGGAGGTATGGGTAAAAAACCACAGTGGAGATATAGAGTTACACATAAGTTAGCTTTAAAATTTGCAAACATAGTTTTGCCATACAGCATGGTTAAAAAAAATAAATTAGAGGAGATAATAAAACATTATGAAAAGTCTTAAGAAACAAATTGGAGGACGACACTACCAAAATTTTGTCATTCAGCCGGCAGAATTTATTAACAAGAATAGGTTGCAATTTGCAGAAGGGAACGCTATAAAGTATATATGTAGGGCTCCTTTTAAGGGAGGCATACAAGATATAGATAAAGCGATACATTATCTAG